ACGCTCACGTTCGCCTTGCTGCTTCGCAGCCTGCAAGCTCATGGCGTTGGTGGTCTGTACCCAACGAACCCACATGTCCGCACCCTTCGCACGCTGCTTTTCTTCGGGCGAATAGAGGTACGTTTGGGCAATGCATCCCGCCTTGAGGTTGGTGTAGTAATCGTCAGTGAGTGGGAACAGCGTTTGCTGGTTCAAACTCTGAGTTGGGTCAAAGATCACGGGCTTCATCTGTGCGGTCAAGCCGAGTTGCCACACAGGACCCGTTTGCGAAGGCACAGGCTTTACGCGGATGCCCTGACCATACGGATCGACCACAGTCCAGACCACGGAGCCATCCGTAACGGTCGTACCCGCCGCCGATGCCGCAGGAAGGATAGGAGCCACGCTGCCAGTGGTGCCGAAAGTGGTGACCACGAGAAAGTTTCCGTTGGCATCCTCGATTTGCGTGATGGGATTCGAGGGCGTGAGATTGGCTGAACTCACGTTATTGGTGATAGTCTGCAATGCCTGCGGGTTGTTGCCCCACGTCGAGTTACCCGTGTTAGCCGCACCCCACGTGCCGAAGTACATCAGGTTATTGGGGAGCCACGAACAGGTGAACTGAGGGCAAGCGAAAAAACTGTTGCTCATAATCGTGGCAGTGGATCGCCCTTGACGGCGACCCACTTCGATCCACGACCAAGGCTTAGGTGTACTACTATTGTTGATTTGAATCCCGATGCCGTCAGTCAGCCATTCGAGGTTCGTGACGGACGAGCCGTTGGGGTAAATCAGCGCATAGTCTTGCTGCCAAGAGTTGAGGTAAATGAAGGGTAACTGCATTTCGTTCCACTTCCAAGGCGCTGTGGTATCGCACATCGCCGCCATCACGTCGGTAGCAATGTCGCAGATGAGGTTCTGGTTGAACCCGCCTGCGGTCAGAATTGGCTTCAGATCACCACGGATCAAAAGACTATCAGCGAGATTTTGCAGCGTCTTGGTGCTTTGTGTGGAACTCATGTGTTGTTACTCCTCGTCGTCTGCGTGCACTGGCGGTATGACAAATACGTCGATGAATCCAGCCGAAGGCTTGTTGCCCATGGATTTGAATCGCATCACGAATTTGTACGCTTCCTTCCAGCCCATCCCAGTTGGGTTATTCACCCGCACGCCATTGCGGACGTAAGACTCCGCTTTGTCGCCCGGATACCACTTATGCCCGCACTTGTTACAGCGAATGCGGCGTGCATCTGTGGTTGAAGGCCCGCCGAAAGTGTGCAGGCTCATGTGCCCGACTTCCTTGAACGGCGATTCGCCCAGCTTGTGGTTACCCTGTAAGTGGTCGCAATTGGCATACTGGCGTTCCTGCCTTGCCAGATTGTCTGCGTCCTGTTGTTTACGGCGGTCGTCGGATTCCCCGAGCTTTGCTTTCTTAACCTGCCGTTCCTGTGCCTGTTCAGCTTTTTCCTGAAGCAGGATTTCTGCGAGTACGTCTGCTGCTGACTTTGGTGCCTGTGTTTCTGCCATGCTATTGCTCCTGAACCTCGCCGTATTGATTACGGACGGAGGAAGTTACGGGCCTCGTACAGCGACTTGAAATACTCGCTGCTGAAGTCCCGAATTGGAGGTTTGCCGAAGACCCTATGGACCTTCTCTTCGCTCCAAATGCCTTTACGAACGAGGGCAGCGCACGTGTTGCGCCATCCTATATATTTTTCACCGAGGGAGAGACCGTGCTCATCCTCTCGAATCACCGACCACTCATACATCTGCGGGACCTGCACGCTGGTGACGAGTTGCAGCCCGAGTTGCTCATATCCGGGGCGCACGGCGTATAAACCTGCGGTGCCCTGTACGGAGTGGGGATTCTGCTGGATGCAGCATTTGAGACCGTGGCTGCGGAGCCTAATCAGAAGCTCCTTGCACGACATCGGGTTACGCATCCGAGCCGCCTCATCAGTGAAAATCTTCTGATTCGGAAGGCGATACTCACTCACTAATGAATCGGAAATTTCCTTTTGCTGGGCGTAGTCTTCCTTCGCCATCTCCTTGTAATCCTCAGGTCGGGTGAACCAGTCAGGGGTCCCGTGCTTGAGGGTTTCCTTGATGGTCTCTTCGGTTGTCTTGGTTGCTATGCCAGCGCGTCCAGTGGAGATGTGCGTCGGGTCGTCTGCGCCGAGCGCCTTGTTGATTCTGTCTCTGGTCTTCTTTACCGCCATTGATATGCCCCCTAAAAAATGAAGGGGCCGCTTTTGGCGACCCCTTTCCTGAAAACCGACTCGCTTACTGAAGAGCAGGGATGCTATCAATGAAGCGAACGCGCTGTGTGCCGCTGGAGACTCCACCGTTTGAAGGCAGAACCACCGTCTGGTGGAAGCGATACCAGCACCACGAACCGATGGTTGCGGTCGGATCGTACACGCTGGATGGGGCGTCGTTTACAACGCCGCACTCAATCGTGCGCCAATCGCCGTCGCCCAAGTCCGTATCTCCCGCCACCTCTAACCAAATTCCTATATGGCTGTAAAGACCTTCCATATAGGTACGGTACGCCGTCTTGCCCGATGCTTGGAAGTTCGCAGTCGTGGTGACAAAAGGCGTGATGTGGAACAGGACGTTGAGGCCGGGTCCGATTTCAATGGCACGTTCCTGTTGGAATGCACCCACTTCGTCGAACTTTTTCAAGCCCGTCTCGGTGTGCTTCCAGAAGTCAGCGATGGAGTCGTTGACCGTGGTCGCGTTGGTGATGTCGTTCAGGACGTTCGGAGAAATCTGACCGTAGTACATCCCGTTCTTGCAAGGCATGATGTTGTGCGAGACGAGCCCAGCACGCATCGTGCGAACAGTTGCGAGATCGAGAGTGTACGGCGAAGAAAGCAGCGAGGACTGGTTGACCAGCGAGTCAACACTCGAAGCGCCGTCCAGCGTGGTGCTGTACAGTTCCGAGATGGTCTGACCTGCCTGATAACCGAGTTCCACTGCGCTGTTGCCAACTACTTCGTCAATGGCGGCTGCTACCGACATGGCGCTGAAGTTGCTGAAGTTGTTCCACTCGCCGACTTGGGCGGGCGTGGTGATCTGTCCGACAAACTCTGGGTTGCCGACTACACCATCTGTGGCCTGTCCCAACGAAGCCGCGAGGGTTTCGTACTGGAACATTGAGCGGTTGATGCCGCTGCCGAGTTTCTGAATGCGGCGTTGTGCCGCTGAAAGGAAGGCTGCCGTGTTGCCCTTGAGGTTAGGAATAAGTTCGGAATCGAACTCAACCGCCTGTGCGGTCAGTACGTTGCCTACGTTTGCTACCGATGGATTTCCAGCCATGGATGGTTGTTCTCCACCGAGTCGTTAATGCTTAAAGAATCTGGTTAGCCACGTGCGAGAATAGCGTTAAGAGCCGCCAGCTTTACGGGGTCGGCAAGTTGGGCCTTCCACCACTGGGGGTCTTTCTTCCTCTTCTCAAGCACGTCTTTCTTGGTCATCTTTCCAGCCGTCGTGCTATTGTTTGCTGGGCGGGTGCCTGTGCCAGTTCCCGGTTGCATTCCAAATCCCGGTTGCCGCGTTTGTGCTGGCGGCTGAGCAGTGTGCTCTGCTATTTCTGTATTGATGGCCGAACCATTGTTGACCGCTGTCTCTACTACAGGGGTCTCGAAGTTGCTATTTTTAGGTGGAATTGGGGCCAAAAGACTGCGGCAAGCCTCAAAAGCGATTTCGAGGTTGTCCGCCGTCCACTCAAGGTCGTTCTCGTGAATCCATTCCTTAAGGGTTGCGGCGTTCGCCTCGCATGGGTAGAAATCTGCGACGTGTCCACGCATGAACTCAAGAGCGGTTCGCTGACCGCGTACAAAGTCGCTTTCCTTCTCCAGCTTATCGACCCGTTGTTCGGTCGTGGCTGGAGTGGCGTCGGCTGCTGGTTTCGGGGTCACCTTGAGTTGCTTGTACTTGTTGAACGCCTCATTCTGGCGTGCCAAAGCGCGGGTCGCCGCGATGTGGGCTTGCTTCATCTTTTCGATGATTTCCTCGTAGGTATCCGCCTCAAGGTGGGTCGGTTTGCCGATGGCGGTGCCATCTTCGGCTGTCGCCTGATAATCGACGATGAACTTTTTGGGTTCGTGGTTAGTTACTTCGGGTGTGGGCGTTACGGTTGGGGATGCCATTGCTATTTTCCTCTGTTGTTGGTTTGATGTACCCTGCTTGTGTCAGGGCCGTGCGAAGACGTATTTGATTTGCGTCCTCGGGTTCTTCTGCTTCCTCTTCCTGCATCTCGATGTTGACCTGATACTGAATGTCCTTCATCAACTCGGCACAGAAAGTGTTCATGGCGTAAGCTACCGACTGCGCCGTGGAAAGCTTTTTGTCTCGGTCGGCGTCATCGGGCTTAATTTCGAGCATTGCGACCGTGGCGATGCTCACCTGATGTTCCATAAGGTGCTTGAGCACCGCCCATCCCGGGGTGTAAGTCATGGAGGTAAGTGCCACGCGGTCTGCTTGAGTCAATTCTGTAGGTTTGGGCTTCATGATGGTTTAATACTTACTCTCCCGAAAATCCCCCGCCCTCGCCGCCCGTTTCTTGGTTCAATTCCATGTTGGTTGCGTGCTCCGTTTGAATGCGGAGAACCTGATTTGCGGCACGACCCAGTTCTTTCTGGTTTTCCATGACCAGTTCGTGCTGGAATTGAGCCTGTTGACCCGCTTGAGCGGCCTGAGCCTTCGCCTGAGCGACAGCGGCGGGACTGTTGGAGTCGTGCTTCTGCTGCTGTTTGTCGTCCATCTGCGTGTAAAACTGTTGCGAGTATTTGAAACCCGCAAGGTCGGTAAACGCTTTGAAAAAGGCGTTGAAATTGAACGCCAAACCTTGGTCGGCAGCCGCCTGCGACAAAGTTGGGTTGTTGACGATCTGGAGCAGGAACGGCATGAATTGCGCCATTTCCTTCTTCGGACCCATGTGCGCCCCAGCCAAAACCTCGTAGTCCAGTTTCGCGTTACGGTACTTGATGTGGTCGGTTTTGAGTGCCGCCAAGCCTTGCTCGTCAAGGATCATACGCAGGACGGAGGTTGGGAGGAATTGGTTGTTCAGATCGTCCATGATGGCAAGGAATGGGACGAAAATCTGACGGATGAATCGCTCCATCGGGCCGTCAAGACGAGAGGCACTGGCTTGGGCTACGTTCGCCGCGCCTGTACCGCTTCTCATGCCCGTGCTCTGTGACCCAGCCGAAGCGGAGCCCATCACGGTTTGCTGATTGGCACCCGAAGTCTCCTGCGCCTGAGCTTTGTTCAACTGGAGGAACTGCCACGCCGAGGCGGGTGGTTGCGGCATCTCCAAAACGGATACTGCCTTGTCCACATCGTCATCAACGTCAATGATTCCGCCCTGTCGCCAGATGATGTTCTGGGTTGGCGTGTTGAAACCCTTCTTGCGGACAAGCTGTGGGTGCAAACCGTAACCAATCAGGTCAACTGAGAGGTTCTGAAGGCCCTGCTCGATGATCTGGTTGACGCCGATCAATTGCCCGTTGCCCTGACCGTAGAAACAATCGGGAATGTTACGCCAATTGGCGCTGAGGTACATTGGCTTCTTCGCGGGGTTCTCGGAGTTGCGAATCAGGATGTAATCTGTGCCGTGCACCAAAATGGTGATGATGCTGTGGCAGTCCTGACGTTCGATGAGCAGAAGCGGCGTTTCCAGCGGGTCAGCAGTGGTGCGTTGATTGCGTGGCACCGCGTGCTGTAACCAGCCTCTCATACCCTCGGGCATGGTCATGGCGAGGTTGTCGCCTGCGGGAGTCGATGGTCCCTTTTCACGTTCGAAGAATGCTCTCAACTCAGCTTCAGGTGGAATGGTGTAATCGGGCTGTTGACGCAAATCTTCCAAATCAAGGTACGTGGGGTATTCGGTGTGAATGACGTACTTCGCGATGCGAATGTCGCCAACACGAGTACCGGGATCAACCCTCACGGTGCGGATGTCGAGCTTCTTCAACCACGGACGACAGGTCTTTTTCTCTTCGTACACGCACTCGAACTCGTCGCTCTCTTCGGTGTGAACAGTGGACTCGTAGCCCACGGATGTCGTGATCGTTTCGGGATCGGCTTTCGGCTTGTAAACTTTGACCGTTTCGGTCTTCTCAGTCCAGCCCCACTTCATGATTGTGGTGCCGAGCAAAGCCATCTGCTCGATTGCCTGTTCGCACTGTTCCTCAAACTCCATGTCCTCAAGCTGGTAAGCGAAAACAGCGGTCTTGGCTTGAACGAGGGCCTGTGTGGTGCCGGGGCGGGGACGCAGCAAAAACGGGGGATTTTCGTAGAAAAGAGAGCCCATGCATTTCGGGACGATTGCGGAAAGATGATTGCTCAGGGTAAAACAGGGAATGTTGGTCTTCGTGGTGCCCATGAGCATGTTGCTGTTCTGCGGGGATTGCAGAAGCGTGTCGCTGAGAATCCAGTTGGATGCCCAGACGTTAATATTCATGTACGCATCGCAGCGGTCTAAATCTTTGACAACAAGCTCAAGGGCCTGCTCGTCGGGGTACAAATAGCCGCCCGTTTCAGTCTTCTTCGCGTCTTCCGCCTCGATTTGTTGTGGTATCAAATATTCTTTTTCTGCCATTAGTAAATCCCTTGTCCGCCGAAGAACTGCTCATCGATTGAGTTTGTTAGTGGCTTTTCTTCCGTCGCGGTCATGTGCTTTTGCGCCTGCTCGTTTGCCCAAACAGGATTGTTGAAGACGTGTGATGCGAACTGCGTCGTTTTCTGACGCTCTTCTTCCGCCTTCTTCATCGCCTCGTAAGCTGAGGTATCGGTGGTTTCAGGCATGAACTTTTGGAGGTAGCCGATTGCGTCTGGGATGTCGTCGTGACGCCGACGCACCCTGTCCCCCGTGTATTTGGTGAATTGTTTGATAAGCTCATCGGTCCACCACCCACCCACGAACTTGATGCGTGCCGTGGTGAGCAAAATTTCAATCCCGCTGATGCGGTTCTTCTTGGCGTTGAATTCCATGCTGCGTTTGACCCACAGCAGAGGAAGCACGATGCCGCGTGCCATCGCCAAGCGTGCAATTTCGATCTTGATTAACTCGCTCTCGGCCCAGTCTTCGATGAGGATGCAGCGTGGATTCCATTTAGCCCCCATCTCTACAATCTGTCTGGCAAGCTCGGAATTCTTCCATTTGCCGAACGCCACATCGATGACGTGCATGACGGACTCGCCGTCGTCACGCTTGTCGAACACGCAGGCTGCACCAGCGGAGTAATCGCCGCTCTTCGAGCCCGATGAATGGTCGAATGCGACGTAAATGTCTTGACGCACGCCCCGCTTATCGTTAATGGGGGCCGCAGTTAGCTGCTCATGCGCCTTACGGAGTTCGTCTTCGTCGAAATGGAGTAGGTCATCGCCGCCCGCAGGCTCGTTAAACTGTTGGCACAAAGCCTGAATCTTGTTGCGGAGCAACTTACTGTGGATGCTTTTGAAATCGAGCTTCTCGGGGAAATATAAATCCACCATGTGCTCTTTTAGGTCTTCAATCCGGTACGCCTTGCCTGTTGACGGGTCCCGAGCAAACGCGGGCTTGACCATCCATGCCGCTCTCACGAGAAGTTTGAGCGGTAGCGGGTCGTCGCTAGTGGCGAGTTTGATGCGGTCGCCGAACAGATCGTCGGGGAAGTACCGCGTCCCAATGTTGTCGCAAAAGCCCCACTCATCGAGCAGGTTCAATGCACCTGACCACTTGAAGTTGACTTTTTCTCGGGTGCCCTCAGTGTTGCTGTTTTCGTCGGTCACCACGTCGTCACCCTTGAGGATGTCGCAGTGCCAACCTGACAAGTTGGAACCAACGCTGTTGACCCAGAGAGTAGGATCACCACCTTGGGGAATAATTCGGGCCGCACAACTGATTGGCAACGTGTCCGTCGCGTCTCGCTCAGCCAAAATATATTCGGGGAACAACTGCTGAAACCGTGTAGGGTCGGCCCTCTCGGGCATGTGGAAATAGCCCTTGATGTCGTCCATGAACTTGTTAGCGAGTCCGGTTTCTCCGCAGAGAATCAGGATTCGCACGTCGGGTGCGTTGAGCATCCAACTTACGCAGTCAACTTTGTTCGTGGTGCTTTTGAAAGAACCACGAGGCGCGAGCAACATCATTTCCTGACCGCCACGGATCAGTTGGTGCTTCTCGATTGCCTTGCGAACTTCCCTCAACGTGTAGCCAGCGTGGTACACGCCATCAAACATTTTCGGCACGAACTGTTGGCACATCTCGCGATGGACGTGCTCTACAAAGTCGTGCCCCAACACGATGCCAAGATAGTAGTTATCCTTGCGGCACTTGTTGCGTTCGAGGAGCCATTCTTCGAACGTTCTGATCTTGTGGAATTTCTTGAACCTCTTCCAGAGCGGAAGGAGTTCCTTTACTGGGCGGCACTCCGAAAACAGATACGAAGATTCGTAAGCGTTGCGCTCTACGCTGTTCGATCCATCATCTTCGCCAATTGTGTACCGCTTGGTGTTCGGGGGTTTATGCATATCTGCTATTGCTATTGGCATCCGTTTCCAGCCTCGGATGCCATACGGCGGTCATGTTCAGACATGCCCGTGCTGGACGCCGTTACGTTCTTGAATTCTGCGGGTAAGTTCCCGACGCTACAGGAGCACCCGCTGTTCTTGAATCAATTGGTGCGCCTGCCGTTCGTGATTCATACTGTTGAACAGTGTAGGTTTCCGTCCCGTTGATATCCACTGCATCGTTTGGAAAGTTGCCGTAGTTGCGACAGTCAGGAACGCTGTATGGTGTAGGCATCGATTCCCTTTATTTCTTAGGTGCGCCATGGCCGAAATTCAAAGCAAATTGTCCCATCTTACGGACATGTTCGTTATCCGAGTTAGCGGCCTTTTCCTTAAATTCTTGCGGTAGGGGGTCGCTGTCGCTCCCCTTGAATCCATGCGTGCGAGCCCACTGATGCAATCCGCCTTCTCGTAGGTGGAACATTGCTCGGTGATGTGAGTTTCGTTTCGGTTCCTGTTCCATTACATTACCTCCGACAGCCCGTTCCTAACATTGAAGGGTTGACGATAGTTAGGGAGCCGCCTCACGGGTTCGGGTCCACCAAACCCACCAAGACCACCAAAACCTCTTCCCCTTTCGATTGGGGCAACAGGCATTACTGGATGATCTACAGGAGGATTGACGCTGCGCTCCGGCGTTCCGACAGGTCTTACGGGATCAAATTCCATTTATGCTTTTCCTTCACGCCTGCGTGCGGCATGTGACTGACTGTAGTTTGGCAGTCCTCGTTGCTTTGTAGCCGCAAAATCATGAAGCTGCCCATGGCTCATCTTGAGCAGCCCCTTGTTCTTTGCGTTGAGCTTTTCAGGATGATGCTCTGCGATTGCCATCGCTTCCTGCTGAGCTTTGGACTTGGCG